GTGGGTCCTACATCCCCTGCGTGGCCAACGCCGCCATCTGATCTGACTAATCAGATGATTGCGAAGGGCACTACGGCGATTGCTAGGACTACACCCACAAATCCATCTGCGAGTACAGCGCAGTTCCTCGGTGAATTAAGGGAACGCCTTCCGGGCGTTCCTGGCCACAGTTATCTCAATCGTGGGGGACCCGGCGGCTTAGCCGACGAGTACCTTAACGTTGAGTTTGGCTGGAAGCCATTCATCGCGGATCTCCAGAATATCTGGCAAGCTTCAAGAATCGCTGAGAAGCGTATCAAGCAGCTTGAGCGTGACTCTGGTCGCCTCGTGCGCCGGAGGTACTCTTTCCCTGAGGAGAGGACCGTTGAGGGTCCGATTGTAAAATCGGATCCATGGGTTGGATACCCTGCACTTCGAACTGGAAGTGCTGGGTCCGCCTACAATGGTCCTACGGGTAAGCTCTACTACGAACGGACTACATCAGTCCGAACGTGGTTTTCAGGAGCCTACACGTATCTTTACCCCAAGGGTGACTCATCCCTGGATAAGATGCGTCGTAGTGCGGCGAACCTCCGTGCGTCGTATGGTCTGGACTTAAGTCCAGAACTCTTCTGGGAGCTTACACCGTGGAGCTGGGCAGTCGACTGGGTTTCGAACCTTGGAGATGTAATGACCAACATCTCTAGATTCTCACGAGACGGCCTTGTGTTGCGGTGGGGGTATGTCATGTGTACTTGGAAGTGCACTGACACCTACACCTTGGTGGGCCAAGACTTTCGTGGTGTTGGCTCACCTACATTGACACAGAGCTTCACGACTACGGTCAAGAAGCGTGTCAAGGCAACCCCTTACGGGTTCGGCCTGGACCTTGGCGGATTTAGTCCCCGCCAATGGGCCATCCTTGGCGCACTTGGTATATCCAAGGGCCAAGGCCAGCTGGAGTGATTTGGAGAACCATGTACCCGTTCCCCAAACCGGGACGTCATCGGGCTGAGCCCGAGGACTTCTCTGTCGCATTCACCGTAGAGTCCGATGCCGAAAGGCAATGGGCAATAGGGTGTTTGTGGCAGCTCTCAGCTGCAGGAATTGCAGGGCTTTGCGGGTTAATCCTCGCAATAGCTGGCAATTCCGGTCCGAGCAAGACGGAACCGGCACATCCAGTGCCTGTTTCGGTTCCTTCACCTGCTGGAGTCATCTCGTGGCGTTTGCCGACCCTCAGTCCGTGACCATCAATGCGGTCGCTAACTCCCTCCCTCGCACTAGTGTGAAGGATGGGGCTAGCACTTACACGAAGGATGACGGGAACGTCAGCCTTTCGATTTCGCATGCCTACGGCAAGCGGAATCGTCGTGTTATCCGCCTTGATTCCCGGAAGACTGCTCAGGACCCGCTGTTCCCGGCCCAGAACACGCCCTACAACATGGCTGCTTACCTTGTTGTGGACGTGCCTAAGGTCGGTTACACGGTCGTTGAGCAGAAGCAGATCGTCGATGCCCTGGTGGCATTCGTCTCTGCTTCTTCCGGGAGCGCGATCACTCGCCTTCTGGGCGGTGAGTCGTAACGGATTGAGAACCACGGTAGACGCATGAGTCGGGATGGCTTACCCCCGATATAGATCGGAGGAGGCCATGAAAAGCCTCATGTGTCTCTTGCAGGAGGTCCTCCTTGATAGGGGGACCTGGTGTCGCGTTAGCACCACCAACGATTGGAAAACGATCGTTGGTCGTGTCGAACACGAGGGTCTACCGTTTCTCGCGGTGACCTTACCTTCCTTCGCCGACGACCTCCAAAAAGGTCTAGACGATGGCAAGGTAGACGCTCAACTCTTCGTAGGGTGGAAACGCCCACGAGGAGGAGGTCTCCCCCTATTTCTAGGAGGTTTCCTCGGTCTTGTGTTCGACCGTGCTACCGGTGTCTTGCTCGATGAACCTAACATCGATGCGATCCAAGCGATTCGTCAGATTACTCTGATGTTCGCAAAGATCAAAACCGATGGTCTCGTGAGAGGGAAGATGGTCCTTGAGGATTCCCTTCGAAAGAAGGACCTCAAGGCCATCTCCAAGTTCATCGAGTGTGAGAAGGATGTCCGCACTTCCGACGCGAATCTAGATGAGGCTGCTCTTGAGCAGTTTCATCGTGTCGGTATGCTTCTTTTTGCTCACGTCCTGCAACGAGTAGATGAAGATATCTACTATGGACGTGTCAAGCCGAAGCATGGACCCGGTGCTACCGCTGATCGGCTTGTGGGTAACCACAAGTACGAACAGACGGAATGGACCGAGCGGCTCGAAGCCATATTTCCGTTTCTAGACGGATACGTAGCTCCCCGTGAGGGGACATACGTAGACTTCGAGCATGTGGACATCCTCGAACCTGGAGCGGAAAGGCCCGTAAGGGTCATTACCGTTCCTAAGACGCTGAAGACGCCTCGAGTCATAGCTATTGAGCCTGCTGCGATGCAATATACGCAGCAGGCTATAGCTGAGTCTCTTGTAGGCTATCTGGAGGGAAAGGACAATCCCTACCGTAGCCTTATCGGATTCCGGGACCAAGACCCTAACAGGGAAATGGCTCGGGAAGGGTCCCTTACAGGGGCACTTGCTACGCTCGATTTGAGCGAAGCTTCCGATCGCGTCTCCAATCAGCATGTACGTCTCCTCGTTTCTCGGTTCCCGCATGTTGCAGCGGGACTCGATGCAACCCGGAGTCGGAAGGCTGATGTGCCTGGCTATGGCGTTGTACGCCTAGCCAAGTTTGCGTCTATGGGTTCGGCCCTCTGCTTTCCCGTAGAAGCCATGGTGTTTTGCACCTTGGTTTTCTGCGCGATCGAAGAAGGGCTCAAGACCCGGTTGACTCCTGGACTGATCCGTCGGTTCAAGAGTCAGGTGCGTGTCTACGGTGACGATATTATTGTCCCCGTGGACTTCGCGCGATCCGTG